GTTTTCCAATGCGCATGATTAGCCAGAAGTCTACAAAATGCGGCGAATAGCGCTCCTAATGATATTAAGCAGATGTATATGGTAATGATAATAATATGCTCTCATTAGCTGGTATTCCCATTCACTGTTTATACTGTTCTATAACCTTTTTAGGTACACTTCCCAGGAACATGTTTATCATATCTTTGTTGCAATGATATTGCCTCCTCCCGAAAACTTCATCAACGCTCACCCCAATTGTTTTCACCTATGGGAAGTGCAAGATCCGCTTAAACACATTATATGGAATGGATAGACATGGTTAAGATGCGTGACGTGCAGATGCATAAGGTAGAAGATGTGCCTGATCACATACTGCAAGAGATTACAGATTTATCTACAAAGATGCTAACCACGATCACACCTTTATGTGAAGACATCTCTCCAAATTTGATTTTAGGAGCTATAAACTTCCTGCACGCCTCTCTGATTAAGAATATGATCGCCGATGATCTAGATCAACAAAAGAAAGCCGTTCTAATGACGGCAAGAGCTCTCATATGCAATTTAGCGATGATCAACAACATAGATGTGAAGGAGTGGATGGGTGAGCCAGATAAGTAAAAAGTGGACAAGCCCGAATGACGAGTTACCTCCTCAAGGAAAGAAGATCCTATGGTTATGTGATGGTGATGTCCAGTTAGCCCAAAGATATAACAAGTTCTGGCTGCCCATGCCATTTATCTCTCATAGACACTGTAACATACACCCTCCTGATCTATGGCAAGACATCCAACTTCCCGAACCTATGACTGGAAAGATATTCATCCAGGTTAAAGGGTACAATCGGATGATAGACGTGGACGAGTTAGAGTTTATGGAGCCTGAAGTATACAAAGATATGATAAACATGTTCCTGGGAAGTGTACCTAAAAAGGTTATAGCACAGTATAAACAGCGAATGGGAATACCAGCTAAGGAGAGCATATTATTATGATTACCATATACATATGCTTAATATCATTAGGAGTGCTAATCGCCGCATTTTGTAGACTTCTGGCTAATCATGCGCATTGGAAAACATGGGACTCAATCATGTTCATTGTCATTTCAGCCTCGTTGCCAGTGCAAGTATTTCATCTATTTTTAGCGTTACGTCAGGGATTGTGATGGAAGAAAGCCAATTAGACCCCGATAACATGGCACCCCAATTCAAGGAAAAAGCTAAATTCTTATACGACATGCTTAATCTAGAAGGAAAAAAACTGCTGATTCACATGTATCTTTCTCAGTGCGTTCAGTCTGGAGTCCCTAAAGAAAAATGCGCATCAATGATTGAATACCTAACTGGGTATAATCCATTGGTAGAGAATGTTGTGAGTAAAAATGAAAGGGGGTAACGCATATTAAACGCACCCCAAACTACTCTTACACGTGGCAAGAAAGGCATTTAAAATATAATGGAAAACTACATACAATTCTACATCTATTGTAAACGGTGCGCCAAGGAAAAACCTAATACCCAGAGTGTAGATCAATATTCACGCATTAAAGTAGGTAAGACTCAATGGGGAATTCAAGTGTGGTGTGCTAGATGCGATACTCATATAGTACATTTTGACATTGAGCAAAACACTCCAGGGGATAGTCAACTTCTAGGATGCGAATGCGAAAAATGTGCAGAAGAAGCAAAAGAAATATACTCAGTAGTTGATAAGATAAAATGATTGGAGAAATAGATATGATATACGCATATGTTTTAACAGCAACAGGATGCATCTTAAATATGATTCTATGTTATAGATTCTATAAAAAATATGGATACAATATGATGCCTTATCCTAGAACAGTGATAGCTATCCTCTGCTTCACGTTAATTCAAAATCTTTATCTTATCTGGAAGTATTAACATTGGATACAACACTATTTACTATACTTTTATTTATTTTGGGATTTTACATGGGTAGGGGGCGTATTTAGTTGGAAAATGACCTATATCAATGGCTGTTTTTGATGCAGAATGATGGCACAATATCCATAGAAGATATGAAGAACGCTATGCAAGACAATGATCAGGCCATAGAGATGTTTAATGACTTTTTTAAAATCATGTACTGTGAAAGATTACAGATCATAAGATCTGTCATCCCTGCTGTTATATATAGGATAGAAAAAACACGTGAGTTATTGTGAGTTATACCCAGTTATAAGGGGTTATACCTATAAACGAGTATAAGTGGATATATGGAAATACCTAAGAACGGAAAATCATACCTAGCATGGCATAAAGAGATCGGAATGTCTTTTATTCAATGGGTAGAATTCCCAGATCTCGACGAGAGATTTACGGGATTACCCAAGATCCCTTGCATGTGGATGGGATACTCGATGAAAGAAGGCTGTCTTTATAGATTTCAACCATTAGAGAACTCGATTTCTCGATACATGGACGAAAAAGGAAAATGGCACGAGTTAGACACAGACATGAGCAACAAAAATAGTGACATGAAATCAAGTCAAAAAATGATATGGTATTCAGTGCATGACATTATTAAGAATGATGATCAGTGGTGGCCTGCTCCACAGGCGACTCTATGTAGATCAATGGAAGAAGCCTTAGAATGTCAGAAACAATATAAATCATCCAAAATCACTAAGATGGTTATAGACGAAGTGACGCAGCAGTTTGTTCCATATGAAGAAGGCCTCATGGTATGATAGTTTTACATCCTGTGACTCTTTTCCTTACTTGTCTTGTGTCAGTCATATTTGGTGTCTTCATAGCAATTTTAGCTCTATCTGCCATCATAAAAGGACTTTATAGATGAAAAATGATCCAGATTCCATCATTAAACTTTTCGACAACAGCCCTGAAACGCTAAGAGGGGCTAGTGATAAAGAAAGTTTAGAGTCCTATGCTAGAGAGATGTTGTTCCATATAAGATGTAACTCTATAAGGACTGCACCTTACAAGGTTTTAGAAATAGGTTGTGGTGATGGATTGATGACCGCTGCATTACATGAAATGATGCCACATAGCGAATTCTCCCTAATGGATGTATGTCCTACCCTGATACGACAGGCAATGAGAAATAACCCTAAGATCAAAAACTACATCATCGCTGACTGCAAAAAAGAAATTCCTAATGATGAGTCATATGATTTAATCATTAGCTGGGGATTAGCTCAGTACCTTTCCCATAAAGAGTTCATCGATATGAACAATATGTTTTTAAAGCGGTTGTCAGGCATAGGAAAAATCATGCATTTCTCTATCCCTAACGAATTTAAACGGTATGACCACACCATGAAGGAAAGAAAGTCTATCCTATCCAAGACAAAGGGTCTGATAAAATACCAAATAGAGTCCATGACTGGTAGATACGGCCCCCAAGCAATATGGCATAGTCCTTCAAAAATTATGAAAGATCTAAGAGAGTTCTTCCAGATCAACATTTGTGATGGTGATGTAGACTACAGATTCCACCTAGTCATTAGACCTTGGGAGTAAGTCAGGATTTTACGCAAATCATCCGAAAATCTTCTTAAATGTCCAAAATAAGCTAAGTACACTTCACATTTGAAGCCCCGTCACTCACATGAAAGTGAGCCTCATAGTCCTTAAACCTAAAAAAGGTCGATTATGAGACAGACTTCCTTTTCAGCCCTATGCCTATGCCTATTCTTGGCTACAGTCATGAGCTGCACGTATACCATTACCATGACACATACCGAAGGCACTGCTAGCGATGTAGTAGATCAATCATCTACGCCTTCTGCTACAACAGACCTAAAAATCCCTGATGTTTCTGGATTAATAGGCGCATAAAAGACAGAGAGAATCGGCCCCCAGGTGCCCCCAAGGCTAAACCGATTCTCCCGAGCGCTTTTTGATGGATAAGAGAATGAAGCTTGATCCAAACATACAGCAATACTGCTTATAGGTAAAGATACATGTCTCTCGATAAACAAGACGATTTCCCTACAAGTCAGCTAGTCCACAAATATAACGATGTACCCGTAGACATAGCCCTACTAAAAGAGATATCATCCATATTGCATGTCATAAATGCCAGCCAGCAGGTGATGCTGACTCTGGTAAGCGATATTTACAGGTCACTAGGAGAAGATTCTGGTGGAAAGCTTTCTGACATAAGAGACAACACGTATTGATATGTACAAAAACAGCGATTTCTTGTGCACGTATAGCATCATATGTACACGAAAAAGGCATTCCTTGTGCATGACATTGATGAATTTTTTAGTCGATGGAAAATATGTTGATAAAAAGAACAGGGGGAGTTAGACTCCCCCATGAATGTGTTGTTACCGCAACGCATACGAGATCTTATAGGATATGGCAATTTCATCGCAAGCTGGAATAACGCTTAAAATCTTTCTAGTCTCTATGCGTGTTGTGAACCACAACATAAATGGAGAACATGTTGAAAACCAGCATCAAACAAGAAAATCATAACTCAATGAGATATTCAAAATATCTACGATTGGACTATGCTAGAAAATTTGATGCGTGTGTTGAAATAAGAAAGCCCGATCTCCGCTAAGAGATCGGGCCTCATGATGCCCAGGTAACCCTGGCCCACAGAATAAAGAAGTCAGACACCTTTATTCTACTGGGTCAGAAGATTTGCCGCAAGCGAAGAATCTGCTCAGAGATCAAGATTCTACAAAACTTGCAAAATCTTAAAAGGTTGTCTAGGGCACTGAGGTAAATACCCAGGAGCCCCTAGAGTGTACAGATACAAAATAACCGAAGCCCTCTCTCATCTACCGTTCAATCCTCGTAGTCCATTCGAGCTAGATCAGGTAGATAGCTTCCTAAGATCCTACGCTCTATTTAGTCCAGCACAGAAACGCATATGGTCCTATCTGCTATCGGTCCATCATTACGGCATAGGAGTGTTCCCTTCTATGTCTATGATAGCCCTGAATAGCGGCTGTTCCCGCAATACAGTCCAGCGAGCCGTCAATTTTTTTATCAGTCAATGCTACCTGATGAAGAAGAGACGTGCTTACACATCCAACATATATTTCATTCCAGAATGTCTAGCAGTCCTAGATCTGGATGACATCCAAACATTCACAAAGAATCACGTACAGGCACCAAAATGAACAAAGAAATATTAAGCACGTCAAAATACGAGACTAACATCCCATCGAGTATTCTATTCATAGAGGGCATAACTTCTACTGATCTGAAGCTTTATGCCACAGTTAAGGCGCTCTCAAAAGAGAAGGGTTATTGCTATGCATCAAATCAATACCTATCTGTCGAAATGTGTATGTCCGAAAGAAATATTCAGAAGTACCTAGTACGTCTTAAGAGACACATGCTCGTTAAGATACAGGTGTTCCGTACGGGACGGTCTACAAGCCGCAAGATTTTTATGATTAATGATACTGACCCAACACCTAGTAGGTCTGTTCATAGCTCTAATACGACACAAAAAGAACATACTAAAATTAAGCACGTCCCAAAACCTAAAAATGTAGATTTACCTAGAGCAAAGCCCGTCAGTGACGGGTCATACATAAGAAGCGATAGGAATTATATCGCTTCTAGAGAGAGTGATAGGAGTCCGGTTGTTCATAAGCCAAAATCAAAACATCCCGTTTCTTCTTTTTCGGAAAACCCTGCGGGGGCCCGCTTTCAGGAAACACAAACTAGACCTCAACCGATTCGGGACCTGGCCTATCCAGGGCCTGATCGGCCCAAGGACTTTTCTTTTGTCTCCATGCCCAGCACTACCCATATCCCACAAGTCTACGATTGGGACACCTTCCGTCTAGAGGATGGAAAGCCACTTAGCAAACGAATGATCTGTGCGCTAAAGAAATATAAGCCTTGGGAAATCGGTCAGGTCATGGCCAATATCGAACATTACCGACGAAGAATCAAGAACCACTATGAACCCAAAGAGGGCAATCATGAACGATTTCTACAGACTTGCATATCTAAAAATTATGCAGGGGAAGACGTGCTTCGAGAAGCAAATGCTCTCTATGCCCAATGGTATATTCAAGAAAATAAGATACTTATGAGTGACTATAAATTATTCAAAACGCTAATCTACATCCGTCAAAAGAACGGAGAATTCCAAAAATTAAACTTCTCACTATCCGAAGATGATTTCTCAAGGGGACTCAACAATGCCAGATCCAACCAAAGATAACACACCTGATTTTGGTCTTATATGCCTAAACATTTTAAGGAAATCGTTTGAAATTGAAGAAGATGGTCCAACACTTATCAGAGCTTTTATGTATAATTTTTGCCACGGATCAATAGCTGCAAATATTGAAAAAGAAGACGCTATTCAACAGGCCTCAGAAGCATGGGACTTTATCGAAAAAATCTTAAAAACAACAAATGAGCTCAGCCACGGGGTATAAGCTATGATATGTAAAGAAAATAATGGATTCATAAAATCATGTGAAGAACTTAAAACAACCACAGAAAGACTTCTAAACCTACTTCCACATAACGATGTAGTAGCTGCTGTCTTAGTGAACTTTATGATGCTTTCAATGGCTGATGGACAAAAAAAAGACGAGTTTATGAAACAAATCTCTGAAGCTTATGATCTGGTAAGAAGTGATATCGGTGAAGAGTTCCTGTCTAGAATGAAAGAGGAAGATCAATGCGTAAATTAGATATTGATCAAATTCGAGAAGATGTACATGAAAAAATAGACAAACTATTGCACGAAATTGGCAACCCTAGATTCATTCCTGGAGAAACAGATCCTAGAGAATATAAGCTACGCTGCTACGGAGAGGGCCCTTGGGTAGATGAGCCTGACGAGATGATATTCCCACACGGATGGATTTTCTGTGAGATTACAAGAAATATGGATCATGGCTCTCTATGTGGGTATATACACCTTCCTAAGTACCACGTATGGATAAAATATCTAGATTATAAAGAATGGGAGATACCTATTGAAGTACACGGTGGTGTCACATATTTTCAAATACATGACAATCAAATACATGTAGGTTTCGACTGCGGACATTCTGGAGATTTTATGCCTCATAAGCTTATGAGAATTTTACCTTATAGGAATGTGAAAGGGTTCTATAAAGACATTGAATTCGTCAAACAGCAATGCATCCTAATGGCTGATCAGGCTATAGAAGCTGCTGAAAATGATGCCAATCTGATTAATAGGATATTAAGCACAAATGAATGAGCTGATAAAGTTCTTTGGTGATGATCCTGAACAGTTTCATAGACTACTAAATATGATTAAACAGATTAATCAGGTCACCGATGGTCCTATACAAACCCCTGGAATCCAATTTGCGTATGATGTGCTTCTAGAGTTTTTAAGAGGTATGGCTGCATTTCACGATAAAGAAGATATCCTAAAAGCTATGATACATCATTCATGCTTAGCATTTCTGATACAAAATAAGACAAAGGAGCAGTTCCTAGAAGAGTGTTCAAATACATTTCAGAAGCTTGAAGATTGGATAAAACAAAAGGAAGTTTGTGAGTGACGCCAAAACGCTTTCCATTAAAATTCCAGCACAAATTCTTATATTTATAATATTTGCCCTAATTATGGGAATAACATGGTCATTTTTACCCGTCCTTAAGGTCAAAAGTGATCCCTATTACGTCATTGAACTAGAAAAAAGGATAACCTATGCAGAGCAACGCATATATTCGATGGAGAATCGCATGCAATTATATGAATCTAGTACTAAACTACATAAGAGTTCTCTACCTCTACATAGCACTGTTTTTCTTGACCATATTGGTATGGGTACTCAAACAGATGCGATAAAAAATATAGATCAATAAACACAGGTCTAACATGGGCACATATACAGAACTTCTTGTTAAATGCGACATATATCAGAGATCTCCCCTAGAGGTGATGTGCACACTGAAATACCTTTTCGGTGACAGAGATAACACTGACATACTGAAAAAATGGCCAGATCATCCATTTTTTAAAAAAGAGAGATGGGAAGCAATAGGTTCATGTAGCAGCGCATATCACATACCTGCGAATCAAAAATATTTTGATGGCAGTTACCTCTTCTGTAGATGCGACCTTAAAAACTATGATAACGAAATAGAAGCTTTCCTGGATTGGATTGATCCCTATATCCAAGAACCCGAAGGCAAGGTCATAGGATGGATATGGCATGAAGAGTATTCTAGTCCTACCCTTATTCTAAAAGGACTAACAGAAATATTTATCCCTGACTTTACAGAGGAACGAGATCCTTTGGAGATATACCCAAAGCTCTCGCCAACACCACGATACTCTCTAAAGAGGGATTGAACTTAGCTCTTTCGATACCGCCGATATAATTGACATGGAATCCAGATTTCTCGGCCAGATCTTCCTGTGTCCAAGCTTTTTGATATCGATAAAATCTCACAGCTCTAGCGAACTGTTTCAAGATAGCTTCACGTCTCTCTGACATACTTATTCCTTAATCGGCAGTGTAACTTATAGGAAACCCTCTCTGTTTGACACCCAGGATACTGTTGAAAAATAAAGGCGTACGTGTGTAGCCTGCTACATGTGATAAATCGACTGATAAACTTATGACCAAGTACACATATCTACTAGACGACAAAGATATTAGCTGGTAACGTAAAACCTCAAAGGAAAATCAATCGTATGTCGAGAAATCATATCGTAGCGATAGCCAATCAGAAAGGTGGCGTAGGGAAATCTACTACTGCTATCAATCTATCTTCAGCTTTAGCTAAATCAGGTCATAGGGTTCTTATTATAGATATGGACCCTCAAGGACACTCTACGCTAGGTCTAGGCTTCAATACGTCCCATATCTTGACAGTAGCCGAAGCTTTGGTAGATGCCAATGCTTTAGATAAAATATATGATACCTATACGCCAAATCTTCATATCCTCCCCTCTGACTTATCACTAGCTGCTGCAGAGAAAAAGATATCGACTATGCCATTTCAGGAATTTAGACTTAGAAACAGCATAGAGAAAATCAAAGACGATTATGACTACATCATTATAGATTGCCCACCGACATTTGGATCTCTTGCCATCAATGTATTTACGGCGGCAGGACATGTCATTATGCCTGTAGCCTTGGGGTATTTCTCCTTTGAAGGGATGAATAGCTTTCTAGATACACTGAAATATGTGAATACACAGCTAGGAGCTGCTATACGTCATACTATCAATATTTTAGGCGTATTGGTCACTTTCTATGACAATAGAACTAAGCTAGCGAGAGAGATCGAGCATCAGATACGAGAACTTTTTGATGTGAAAATATTCAAAACCACAATTCCACAAAATATAAAGCTCAATGAAGCTCAGTCAAAAGGCAAATCAATATTTGACTATTGTCCAGAGTGTAGCGGAGCTGTAGCCTATCAATCACTAAGCAATGAATTTATTCAAAGGATCTCCCATGTCTAGAATAGAAAATACTGGAGCACAGATAAGAAAAAAACTCAGCCTGAATGATGTGGAACCTAGTAAGAGAAACCCAGTTAAAAGAAAAGTCACCGTCTATCTTGACGATGACTCCTATAATCGATTTAAGCATATCTGCAGTCAGCAAATGCTTAGACATGGAAAGCTGGATCGATCATCCCTTCTGAGAGAGGCTATTGAGCTTCTTTACAATGAGAGGATGGAGCACTATCATCTTCCTTTAGAAGATGAAGAGTTAAACGAACGTGCTTGTCATATGAATCGTCAATGAAAAGATCCATAATAGGGTTAGTGCCCTGTTTTAGGTCTTCGATTGTTTTTTCGGTTATATACACATCGCATAGAAGAGCTGATTTAGCTATGCCATATGGTTTTTGTTCAAATTCATCTAATTCATATCCCATTTTATCGAAAAACTCCTTTGCCATTCTATTGAAAAACGCATTAAACATATGTTTTTGGTAAACCTTTTTTATATTCCTCAACTTCCTCTAACATCTCATCCCGCTTTTTTGTCCCTATCGTCCATAACATCAGGTCTAAGATTTTCGACATAACCTCGTGAGGTAGATCCGTCTTGTTCGGAGCTACCCACATTTCCTCCGGTATCTTGTGATGAATCTGGAACTCCTGCAGTATCTTCAGGCTTATTGGGCCATAACTGTATCTGGGGAGGATTAATTTTTTCATTTAGATACCTTGTCATCGTGTAATTATTTTTCTCGGATAAACCGTCCAGATATCTAGCAGCGTCATTAAAATCTTTTGCGACATATAGCACATAAGGAAGATTCTCAGAACCATGACGCACTATAGCTCGTATCAAGAAAGTTCCGTTCTCTTGAATAACTGCAATGTTAACCAAGTCCCTTTCCGAGACTGTAACAACACCTAAATAAACAAGCATTTAGACCTCTTATTTGACAAATTAAAATAATCGTGAGATGTTTTAATGTAGCAGGAGGATTTATGCCATTCAAGTCAAAAGCGCAACAAAAGTACCTTTATGCTAAACTTCCTGAGATAGCTAGGAAGTTCTCCGAAGAAACACCTAGTGATAAGTATAAGAAACTACCAGAACACAAAAGGAAAAAAGATGAAAAAAGACACAAAAGAAACTCAAGGGATGAAACCCGATAAACTATGTCATGTAGGTAGCGATCATAAAACTGCAAAGCAGGCTTCTCTACCAGGTCAAATGTACGTCCCCAAGAGCGTAAGCAATGAATCAGATTTTGCAAAACTTACAAAAAATCCTAAACCATGATCCAGGGAATACTCTGGGTCTTGTTTATCTTCTTCATAATCGTTACAGGCACACTCATATTAATTGAGCTAATGCCTGATCCCTGATCCATCCATCCTACCTAAGTATTCTCTTAGGTACCTCAAAATGGAATCCGTTGCATCTACCTGCGGGTATTTGTAACCTATCTACTCTGAGGAGTAATCATGCCTACACCTACAACAGTCAGACAGTGGCAATATTCCGATGCCATGTCACGTAATCTATGGGACGGAAACTATCAATATTTCAATTTTGGTAGAAACCCTGTTGCTACAAAAGTCGGCGGTGGCGCTTCTAGCGGTACTGCAGGCGATACTAACGTATTGTTATTCCCTCAAGGGCAACTTGAATACAACATCAAGGGAACACAAACGATCACAGCACCTCAAATTGCAGACTTTGCAACAGGTCAATCAGCTCTAAACATTGGCATGGACCAGACAGATAACGATGGCGTTGAGCTGGCTCCAGGTATTTTAACATCGAACAACCTAGCTTTTAAGATAGGTTCTGCAAATGCTTTCTTCTTCCGTGTACGATTTAATATTCCTGACGTGTCGGGAACGGATGATTGTGCGATAGGTTTTAGAAAGTGTGAGGCTTACCAGGCAAATATCGACGATTATGCAGATATGGCTGTCTTGAATGTGATTTCAGGGGCTATCTATGAGGAGACTATCGTCGGTGGTGCTGCTACAGTATCTACGGATACTACAAATACGTGGGCAGATAATGCCACGCATGAATTGAAAGTTCTTGTTTCCAGCACAGGGGTTGTTACATATCAGATTGATAATGCGGCTCCTACTGTAACTGCAGCCTATACATTTACTTCTGCTTTATATGTGGTGCCATTTATGTTCTTCCTACATTCTTCGGATGTAGCAGGAGCGGTAGACATACTAGAATGGGAATGTGGATTCCAGAGCTAGATTTTTCGTGTATTGTTTTTTGTGGGAGGGGCCGTTCGGCCCGCTCCCTTTCAAAATTTTGTGATTGATCTATATTTTCTACAGAGTTAAAAAAGAAAAGCGTCTTTGGTGTCCGGCAAAAGATTCACAAAGACACGTTTCAATCTCGCGAAAAACGCCTATCCAGGAAAACCTATGACAAAAGTGAAGAAAACCATACCAGTCAAAGCTATGGACAACCCACAAGAGTTCGCGTACATCCCTAAAAAATGTATCGAACTGCCTATTGAGTTAAGATTTCGTCAAGATCTATCATGGGCTGAAAAATGCTTCATCTCCGAAATAGCTTCAATGTGCGACTCTAGCAATTGCTGTGTTTATAACATTAGAGCCCTATCAAAACTTTTCAGGGTTTCCACAGCCACAATTAATCTCTGGATTAATAACTTAGCAAAAAGAAATGCAATAGAGATCAATAAAAAGCGTGGCCCTGATGGATGGTATCAATACATCAAACTCCTTTCTTGATATTTCATAGAAAAACCTCGATAATGTCATCATCTCCAGCTTGAACAAGATCCTTGTTGGAGTTTATGCAATATGTTGTGTTTTGCAATTCCCAGAAAGCGGCAAGCTTTGTTTCCTGATCTGACTGGCGAGGACCCACATCCTCGTCAGTTTCTGTTTCTTTCATAGAAATATTCCTGTTTCCTGAGAAATTTTAGGTACATCTATGTTTTTAGTCAAACATGAGAAAACTGGTCAATATGTTTTTTGCTTTAAGGTGATTTTCTGACATATTGATTAGGATACAAGTGGATTTGCGGTATTGTATACTTGTAGATACGGGCACGTCTCGCGCGTGCGCGTGCGTATATATATATATCTAACACATATATCATATATAACATATGAATATAGCCTACTAGTATATATTCTCCTATATACTAATACCCCTCCGTGAGGAATGGGGTATTAGTATATATATAGATATATATATACTAGTAGACTATAGGAATATATAAATACATAGTTGATATCATATATAAGAGAAAGTCCCCCTAAGACACCTATCCCCATCGCTCCGCTCGGGTCGGTGTCCCTTGGGGACTATAAATACCCCACCACCTAACTTAAAGGGAGAGACCCTAACATAAATATATAATATATAGGCATTTGCGACCTACTCAAACTACTATCTAAAAAATCGGTAAATCGGCAAAACGATATTGATGGTGATACATGCTTGGGGTTTGTGTGAGGTTTAACCGAACGTTACCCTCGCCAACTCTCTTCTCACGGGCAAGCTATAGAACGATAAACATAAATACTGCACCATGTATTGCACCATTTACCCGTTTAAATCGATTATTTTGAATAAAAATCAGACAGGGCTACCATCATACAGGCCTGGTCTAAATACCGTAAGGAAGGTGTGTTTATGGAGGTTTTAGGGTTATTCCAAACTAAGGACGCGATTGATGGAGACGGAAGGGTTTATTTGGCGGATAGGGGCATATCTATTCCTATCGCTCAAAAATCCAGCGTAGCCTCCAGAGACGGCGCTATCTATTTTGGGTATCACCGGAACAACAAATATTTGGCTTACAAAAGTAGATTGATAGAGACGAAATCGTATAAGGCTCACAAACCATTGGATTTTCTCTATCCCTTTTTCAATCAGCAGGACTTCTCTTCCAAGGATCATCTCGTGATCACAGAAGGAGAAATTGATGCCCTTACTCTCTTAACCCTAGGTTTAGAAAATGTAGTCAGCTTGCCAAACGGTGCGGGGTCTGTGGAATCTGCCTTTAAGCAAAATTATGATTTTTTGGCTGACTACAAAGAGATTTATATTTGCTTTGACTCGGACGATGCCGGAAATGAAGCTGCTACAAAGGCTCAGGCCCTCTTGCCTATTCAAAAATACCGTAAGGTGAAAATTCCTGCCAAGGACGTGAACGATTGGTTTACTCAAGAAAACCCAGAAAAATCTGATTTTTTGAGATTAATGAGACAATCTGAGAAAGTGGTAATACCTCAGATAATGAGTCTTAAGGACATCGATATGAAAGCTTACCAAAAAATTGATGAAGGAGCCACTACCTGCTGGAAGGAATTAGACGCAATCTTAGGTGGAATTCGACAAGGCGAGATTACGGTGATTACAGCCGATACCGGAGTAGGCAAGACTACTTTTTGCATTAACCTTTTGCACATGTTAGCAGAGCAAGGGTATGGCTGCTGGATGAATGCTTACGAGATGCGGGTAGAGTCTGTTTACCGCAAGTTAGCTAGCATTGTCCTAGGACGTAAAATGAAATTGGAGGCTTTTTCAGACTTTGATATTTCTCAAATAGATCGCTGGCGATCGGACAAAAAAGTCTTTATCAATCCTCTTGTAGAGCTGGTAAATGTAACATCTTTTAAAAAGCTCTTCGAGATAGCAAAGTACTCTTGTGGAATCAATTATGTTTTTCTCGACCACCTAGATTACATCCATCACCAAGAAAGGAATTCTGGCCAAGTCGATGACATTAAACAGGTGATGATACACCTCCATTCCTATGCCATCGAATACAATATCGGCGTGATCTTAGTGGCACACCCTAGAAAGCTCTCTTTCATGCAGAAAAAACTGTCAATGGATGATCTGAAGGGTTCTTCGGCAATAAAACAATACGCCGATAACGTGCTTATATTGACCCGTATGTCTCGACTAGATCCCAACGACAATACGACAGAAATAGCTGTAGCTAAGAATAGATTGCTTGGCGTAGAAAATTCTTGTCGTTTAATTTATAATGACGAGACGGATCGATATGAATCTCGTATGAGTGGAAAAACGTTTAACGAATGGTATGAGAGTGGCTTTTGAGTTTATTGAGTTTTATCCTGATCCTAACCCTAAAAAAAGGTTAGGTACCTGTCACGTGTATGATTGTGATGCTAAGATGGATATTCGTGGCATCAGAGTTTTTATTTTCAAGAAATCGATCATGTATCTAGTTCCAGGAGAGCGAAATATAGAAGATGGAAAATCCGTTTTCTATCCATACATCGGATTTACCGACCCCAAAAAGAAAAAGCAGTTGATTGACACCTGTCAAAAGCACTGTACGCCTCTGGTTAAAAAGCTCTTAAAAGGAGCCCACTCTCCAGCGTGAATATGGTTTTTTGGGGGGCTGGGGAACAATTCCAGCCTCTCTTAATGCCTGCATCTTATCAAACTTCCCTATTGTCTCTATTTTAACTGGATCTGGCTGAAAATATTCGTTAGCCATCACTGCCATAGCGCAAGAAATAGGATAATTTTGTTCGATTTCTGTCTGCTTTTCATCTAGAAACATTTTTTGGCACTCTAATCCAAAGTCTGCTACGTCATTGTTGAATTTGATCTTCTCTCCTAGCATCATCTCTCTTAAAATGGGCATTCCTCTCTTCTGCCATTTGAGATCTGTTCTACACCCTGTATAACCCATAATGAGATCCTGAAAACTACTAGTGGGATCGTAGACTAGATTTCTTGTCTTTCCCCCGCATAATTGCTGAATTCCAGAGATTTTTTCAGAGACTTCTTCGTACATTTCATGGAATCGACGACACCAGACCTGAGGGATAACTATCAAATCTGTGATGAATAAAGCTTTCTTAGGAACCAAAACACCCATGACAGAACAGAAATATCGTTCATGGATAATGGTTGAGATTACTGGAATTCTGGATTCATATTCATAGGGCAGTACCATTCTTACGATGTCTTCATAGTCCATGAATTTAGCATCTGGGAGTATCCTGTCTGCGGAGCTAAAGCAGTCTTCTGCGAGATATTCTCTTTTCCAAACATCCTCTTTTCCGCTAGCAATCAAAGAGAGTCTTTCGTTGTCCAGCCACTCTTTTAAGTGAGGAACAGCATCATTTGCATAGCTATTGTAATGGAATATTCTACCGTTTGGCATGTTGCTAATGCGGTTTTCCCACTCATGGTAATGGTTACGCCTTTTGCTAGGCGTACCGCTCATAATGCAACGACCATTCTTAGCAGCTAGGTTTGGGTTCATGGCATCGAGATAATCGGCTGAGCAATCTTGTACCTCGTCCACGATCAACATGTCTGGTTGAGTACCCCTTCCTCTAGCTTCTGTCCATGTTCCAATCAGTTTTATGTAGCTGCCATTTTTAAATGTAATCATATGCTTGTTATCATTCACAGACTTTACATAGCGTTCTCTCATGATGTCTGTTTTAGTGTCACAGTTCTGTAGACGTCTCTCCTCCCATACAACCTCAATACCCTGTGTAATTGTAGGAAAACACATGTAGATCACACTCTTAGGGTGCTTCATCGCATGCCACCAAGCCAGATCTATGTTTGTTGTTGTTTTGGCAAACTTTCTCCCTGCTCGATTGAAAATGTATTGTTTTCCTTCTTCAATGTAAGCTTTAATGACCTCTTTTTGTCCTGTGTGTCTATCTCTGCACTTCTCCCAATCTCTTTCAAATGCTGAAGATTTATTTTCCATCGGAAGATTTTCTGTTGATTCTTCATCTTTCTTTTTTCTGTGATAAGTTCTCATTTTAATCTCGATAATCAATGTTGCCAAAATTAGACTATATGGTTATTTTATGATTTATGGAAATTTTATTATGTGTGCTTATACTCTTAGATATTGTCATAGCGATATATCAATGTGTCAGCATCAGCTCACAACTTAGAAAGATCCAAGAGACTATTTCGTCTTCCAGTCCATCCCTTAGGGGGTCCCCAGAAAACACTAGATGGGATTCATGGAAAAAGGTCTTTTCTGTAAATGAGCGCATCAGATCTAAATAAGTTTTTCTACAATCAGCGCATTCCATACGTCAAACCATTCTACAGCATCGACATCTCTGATAAAAAAGCTGTCGTCGATTGGATTATTGAAGCTGAATACAATCTCTCACAGTATTACGACCCTCTCTTTAGAGAACAAAAGGCGAACCTAGAAAGATTTATTGGTGCAGGGGTCAATCCTAATTTTGCCACTCCTTTTGCTGCTACCTATGCTACAACATCTGATATCTACTCAGATCCTCAATCGATTTACATTAATGAGATCTACCGTAGTGTCATTGCTCAAGTATCCTTAATCGTTTCCAATGAGCTTGTTCCTGACGTTCTGCCTAATTCTGAAGACTATTCGGATAAGGTGGCTTGTAACGTTACGAAAGAGTGGTTGGACTCCATGCACTATGATCTGAATACCGAGGCATGGCGGTATCGATGGGAGATGCAAAAGAAGATCTTTGGTGAATCTTTTTGTATTCCTGTCTGGGATGCAGATATAGGAGATCTTCATCCAGACGCTAAAAAATACATAGATGACGATCTAGATCTTTTAGATGACGAGGGCAATCCAGTGATGGATGTCTCTCAGAAACCTATAAAGCTAAGAAAGAATCTACGTATTGGTGACATTAAGTATGTCAATCCTCTTCCCTGGAATGTCTTTATTGATCCAGATGTAAACCCAATGTGGTTTTTCTATCGTGAGGATGTAGATGTTGAATGCTTGAAAAAGGAGTATCCCAAATACCACTGGGAAACTAATGAAAATCCTCAAAAGCAGTACGACCCAAATACGAATTCTGAAAAAGATAATCCAAATAAACGGACAATTTTTCATTTCTATCATAAAGCTAATAAGTTCATCCCTGAAGGTAGACATGTTATAGCCTCTCGTGAACATCGTCTTAAAGATGAACCTCTCCCCTATAAAACGCTGGTAGATACTCAAGACCTGCCTATGGTCCATTTTATGGATCTCGATCTAGGTTTTGGATGTCGTGGGGTGCCTATACTTTTCCGAAATGTCGTTTCTATTCATGAAGGATACAATCGTACGACTAACCAGATCTATAACAATATAGAGATGGAGTCTCCTAAGATTTTTATCCACCAGTCTGCCAATGCCGATTGTCAGCGTATGCCTAATGGGATTGCGGTGATTGAATGGACGGGGAATATTAAACCTACCATCGAGACTCCTTCTACCAACACTTCAGGAATATTCAACTTCAGAGAGTCTCTCAAGAAAAACATCGACGAGATGTCTTTACAGACTCCTATGGTACGTGGAGATACACCTAACGCACAGCTCGATAGCTTTATCGCCTTACAGCATTTTGAGGACCAGCGTGTACAGCTAGCCTCCCCTGATATTAAGGGTGATATCAGAGCTATGGAACATCTCTATCGTCTGGAAATCTCTATAGCTACTGACATGTATAAGCCTGATGATGGGCGCATGATTAAGATTTTAGGTAAACACAACACCTATCAATTGAAGTCATTTGATCCGATTAATCTGGAAAAATCATATGACGTAAAGATCTATTCTACGGGGAATCTGGCTAACTCTAAAGCTGCTCGTACTCAGATGATGCTTACGTTGAAACGCGATTTCCCAGACATCATTTCCGATGATGTTTTCATGGATATGTTAGGTCTCAGCCATTCCAAAAAATTCATGAACGCTATTACTGCAGCGGTTAGCTCAGCAGAGTCTGAGAATCAGGATATGATGGATGGTAAAGAGATTGAAAGTCCTACACGTTATGAAGATCTAATAGCGCACTGGGACACCCATCGCATCCCTATGCAGACTCTAGATTTCAAGCATTCTGATCCACAGATCAGAGAGACCTATATCCGTCACGTAGCCGCGACGGAAAAACTCATGTTTGAACAAGCTGCTGAGAATCCAGTTTTCTTAACGAGACTGGAGGGCCTCAGGCAGTTCCCTATGTTCTACACCCCTCAACCTGTTAATGAGCTACCCATAGCTCCACAGGAATCCATTCCTGAAGCGATCTAACGCTTCTCTTCAATAGCCTTTCAGCCCGCATGTCGGGAATCGGTCGCTCATAAACACATTTGAGGAAATATGCAGGAAAGTACTGTTTCTACAGAACCATCTGACTACGAAAAGTTGTCACATCAATTGCTTCACGCTAAAGATGAGGTCAAAACCGACATTGAACCAGAAGTTCCTGTCGAAGAACTCTCTTTCCCCGAAGTAAAAAAATACAGATTCACCAAAGGCGATCAATCGTTTGAAGTCGATGAAGATGCCGAAATTGAGATGATGGCTGACAAGAAGACTATTCGTCTCTCTCTTCGAGATCTCAAAGACCGAGCTGCTGGTGATGTAGCCATTAAGAATCGGATGCATGCGCTATCCGAGGAAAAAAAGAAGATCCAGGGGACCTTTAAGGAGTTTTCTACTCTAGCAAAGACAGACCCGCTGCAGGCTTTGGAGTTCATTATTACACAGGCTCAGGAAGCCGATAGTGAACTTGAATATCAAAAGTACTTACAGATGCTCGCTGATCAAGCAGAAAAACTGGGTCAGATGGACGAGCCATCGAGGAAAGTCTATGAAACAGAGAAAAAATTATCTAAAGCCGAACAGGAACTAGCTCTTAATAAACGACAGGAAAAGGCTCTTACACGCAAAGCAGAGTTACTTTCTGACTATCCTGAGTTAGCTCCACAGTTCGACAAAATGCTGGATTCGGTTCTGGCCTCTGAAGAGTTAATGGCAGAGGTGAAAACTGAGGCTGACATTCTAGACAAAGTGGAATCGCTAATGGATGAAACCCTCTTGCAGAGGGATATCATCAGACTTATCAATAAGATCAGCCCCTCCCAGTCACAGAATGACAACCTAATCTTTGCCATTTCCGACCAGATCAAAGCCAATCCCGACTTCAGTGAAGAAGATGTCGCTGAAATTCTAAGAGAAGTTCTGAAACCACAAGAAAAGCTAGAGGCGTCCAAAAGATTGTCTCAGAAGCAACGTGATTCTGTTTCGGTTGAATCTATGAAACTTCAGGGAGCATCTGATTTCGACATTTTAGTAGCGAAACTCCAGGAAGGAAAAACGAGGTAAAAAATGGTTTCTGTAATTAAGCAGTATAGCCTGACCGACATTTCGAATCTTTATAAAATCTGTTACGGCGATTTTGAGCTAGATGCGGCAGGGTGGGATCATTCCGAACTATTAGGATCGGTCCAAAAAAGTTCTAAGTTTGTGGGTAATCGTTTAGAGATGGCCCAGCTACAGGATTTTGGCGGCGGTCAGTCTGCGGGTTCATTGCCTGCTAGCTCCGTAGCTAGTATCTTGCGTCCATTTATCTATGCTAAGTCTGTTTATTCGACAGCCGTAATCGACAACCAATCGATGAAAGCAGCTCGTAGAGCCGGATCTAATGACGGTGCATTTAAAGATGCTACAGCACTCTCTATGATGTCTCTAAAGCGATCTTTCGCTGACTCAATCGCTCGTCAGTTCTTTGGTGACGGTACAGGGACATTGGGGACTATCCAATCTGTAACAGTTAACGCTCCTGGTGATTATTCTGTAATTATCACTGCTGCAACATGGTTACAAGCCCCTTGGATGCTCCAAGATTTGTACAACGTAGCTACAGGTACAGACCTATTCCTATCTACAGAGATCAATCTGACCACAAGGACTATTCGTATTGTTCGTCAGGCTGGAACGCAAATTCCTGCTGCTGGTGACAATATTTATAAGCAAAAGTCTCGCAACAATGAAATGTCTGGTCTGAAATATGTCTGCGATACGACATCTGGTCCTCTTTATGGCGTTAACGTTCAATATCGTTGGGGCGCTACGCGAAAAGATGCTCTTAACCAGGCCTTATCAGTCAAACTGATGCGTCAGTTGGATCAAGACATGCGTTTTGCTGCTCGTGGTGCATTGCCAACAGATTACATCATGTCAGCGACACAGTTGCGTATCTTTGAAGACGGTGAGGATGCTAAATCGATCATCTACATCGAACCGAACATTTCTCCAGAAAGACAAGCAGGTTCACAAGTAGCTGCGGTCAAGATTAATGGTAGAACAATACGTCTACATTGGAGTCCATACTGCCAAGAAGACCGTCTGTACGCTATTAATAGGAACAAAGTGAACATGTTTATCCGTCCAGACACTGCTGACGGCAATGATCCAGGCGGTTTTATCGAAAATGGGGACTCAATATTTTTCCCATTACACGTCTCTGGCACCCCTCTAGATAGCTTTGCGATGTTCTACGCCTCGTACGCAGAATTCTTCATCAATCCGCTGTTTACTGGTGTGATCTATAACCTGGCAACTAGCTAATAGGAGGTTTAGATGTCTGTACAAACATTCCCGTTTTTTTGCGGGCAACCAGGTTTGAAGGTTGAAACTTTTGCTATCGATGGATCTGAAGTAGCTGCTTCGGCAAGCACGGCGGGTTTAGATGGTCGAGGAGCCAACCTATGTACGATTTCTAAATCGACAAATACTGTCACCATTACTTGGAACCGTGCATGGGGTGATGTCCCCTATGTACAGATTCTAAAGAACGTGGGTCAGACAGACTGTACAGCAGATATTACGACAAAATCAGCCTCTTCTTTGGTGTTTAACACTGTTAAAGAGAGCGATGGCACATCTGTATCTGATGCAGATCTGCAGGTCGTTGTTTGGGGTTACAATACTAATCTGTATGTGAGCTAACTTGGAGGCCATTTCCCATGTCGAACACAGGTGCACGAGTCAAATGTGAAGCGGTCAGGGAGATGGCCGCCAGTTCTATCACAACGAGTTACCAGACTTTAGGGACTGCTCTAACTCGTAATTATTTCAACTTGGTTTTTTGCAACAACACTAATGGAGACATTTATGTTTCCTATGATGCTAGCACAAACCAGAAACTGATTCCTGCTCAGACCCAGAGAGTCTATGACTATAAAACAAATGATATGTTTTTAGGTCCTGAGACGATTTCTATGACGATTTCTATTAAATGGAAATCTGCACCAGGAGCGCCTGCAGGTACATTTTCTGCGGAGGTAGAGTACGTATGAGTCAAATATCGTCGATATCTCCTTTTGGAGGATCTCCCGCTGGTGATGTTGTAGGACCTGCAAGTTCTACAAATAATGCTTTCGTTCTGTGGGATGGTACTACAGGGAAACTGATTAAAGATGGTCCTACAATTATCCCTCTGTCTCAAGGAGGATCTAATGCGGCTCTAACTGCAGATGCTGGCGGTATTGTCTATTCTACCGCAAGTGCATTTGCTGTCTTAGCGCATACTGCAACATCTAATCAGTTGCTTATGTCTGGAGGTACATCGGCTCCAGGATGGTCAACAGCCACTTATCCTGTATCTACGACCATTAACCAGATTCTATATTCTTCGGCCGCTAATACTATTGTAGGTCTAGCTACTGCGAATAGTGGTGTATTGATTACTAGTGCTGGTGGAGTTCCATCGATCTCTTCGACTTTGCCTTCTGCTGTTCAAGGGAATATTACCTCTCTAGGCACAATTGCTTCGGGTGTCTGGAATGGTACTGTCATTGATGCCTCACATGGAGGCACAGGAACAAATACATTAACAGATCATGGTCTGCTTGTAGGTTCAGGAACCTCTCCCGTTGATGCTTTAGCCGTAGGTTCAACTGGTGCAATCCTTCTAGGTGTTACAGGCGCTGATCCAGCATGGTCTGTTGGCGGTGTTATGACTGTTGGAGCCGCTGGTGAAATAACGTTGCCTTTACAACCTGCTTTTAGGGCAACTCTAAGTGCTGATGCCTCTAATATCACAGGAAATAACGCAGCTTATACCGTAGCATTCAACACCGAAGCATTCGATCAGAATGCAGATTATGACAAAGCCACATATACGTTTACAGCCCCTGTAGCAGGCATTTATATGTTTGTTGTGGATCTATTTAGTTACGGTCACTCAACTGGAACTAGTTATGATCTTCAGCTTCAAACATCTGCAAGTTCTGGAATTCAAACACTACAGAGGTTCAGTCCGCTTTCTATTAATAGTGGGACGAACTTATGCACAAGTAGCGTAGCAATCGTTAGTTTGACCGCTTCAAGTACTGTTAAGGTTGTTTTTACTGTAAATGGACAGGGCGCAAAGACTGTTTCTATTCAGAGTGGTGCCACAAATTCTAGTTTTAGTGGATTTAAACTGGCTTAAAAAATAGCCGTTTAACGGCAAAGGAAACTTCATATGGGAGTGACAACACCCAACATTTCTATCTATATTCCAGCGGCGGGTGAGACTAACTACGACTCTGCCTTTGCTGCTGGTATGGTCAACATAGACCAACATGATCACTCAGGAGCACCTAACAAAGGTGTTCCAATTAGCTCTGCGGGTATTGCTGACTTTTCTATCACTTACAATAAGCTCAACGCTAACGTTGTATTGGCTGGTGGTGGTTTAGCTGTTGATTCTGGTACTCCGAACAAACTTAAGGTGGATGGAATCCTACTGCCTATTTTCCAATTAGCAGCTAATGGTTTCATCGCAAGAACTGGTGCTACGACAGCAGCAGCTAGGACTCTTACAGGAACGGCTAATCAGATTACTGTCACTAATGGAGATGGTGTAGCTGGAAATCCGGTTTTCAGCATTCCTAATACATTTGATCTGACAGGTACAGACATCATTTGCCAGAGCATTACTATCAATGGAACATCGTCTGGTGCTAATGAAACTTTAGTCGACGCTATCCTAAACCATAATTTCCAGACGCTCATCTCTGTCACAAATACAACAGATGGCACAGCGGCATTTCCTGGTTATTTCATATCTGCAGCTAACTCTCAGCAGGCTACATGGTGCATATTGCCCAATGCTTACACCGTAGATACTAATGTGGCTGGATACAGTTTTACCAATATGATCACGTCTAATGGATGCATCTGGCAGGTCTCATCTAACAAAGTATTCAAATGGTCTCATGGATCGGTAGGTGCGGGGACTATTATGATTTTAGACCCTGCTACAGGTCTATATCCTAATAACGACAATGCTATCTCATGTGGTAAATCTGGTAATCGATGGTCGGAAGTCTGGGCTGCTAACGGAACTATTCAGACATCTGATGAGACTGTAAAAACCGATATAACGTGCAGTACTCTAGGCCTCCCCTTCTTGAATAAGCTAAGAGCTTGTCAGTTTCGTTTTAAAGATGGAAAGAGAACACATTTTGGATTTTTAGCTCAGCAAGTCAAGGCTGTTATCGATGAGATTGGTTCTGATTTCGGTGGTTTTATCGATCCTAAAGTTAAAGATCCTGATGATAAAGGTACTCTAGCTCTACGTTACGATCAATTTATTGCGCCAATTGTTTCAGCGATTCAGGAAATCTCTATGCGTATGTCTATTTTGGAAGATGTTGTGTTTAACAAGGTGGCTTAGATGGACCCGTTTCTAGCAAGTATTTTGACTGGCCTAGGAGCTGGTGCTGCCCAAGGTGGCATAGCTCAGATGGGAGCTAAGAAAAAAAAGAAGGGAGAGAGACAGCTAAGAGAGGCTCAAGATAAAGAATCACTAGCGGAGCTTATAAACTCTCTCCTAGATAGACAGACAGAAACACAGGCTATTGATGTGAGCAGATCTTTAAGAGGTCGTGGTCGAGAAGGTAATGACATGATGTCAGCCGCTGCAATGGCTAGAAGGAGTTTAGGGGCATGAATAAGCAAGATCCTAGTCAAGAGAGTGAATGGTATAAGGTATTAGCCCCTATGTTAGGTGGTGCTGGGGAAGGTATTCTTAGTTCTGCTATTTCCCCACCTCCAAGAGACTATAAGCAAGATGCTAGACAGGTACGTAAAAGGGCTCTGCAATCCCTTTTAGATAGAGCTTTAAAAAGACAAACTGCGGGTTATCGTCTAACTCAAGAAGAGTCGGATGAGTCAAGGGATCGTGATAGTTCAATGATGCAGAATGCTGCGAGAGGGTTTGTGGATTCACTATTATCAATTAGAGGGATGTAGTTATGGCCAAGTATTTTCAAAAGAGGAATGAGATTTACGATGACATGGAGAAGGAACCATCTATGGAAGATGGTTATAAGAAGAACAACAAGAAAAAGCGTAAATTCTCAGTCAAAGAGGAACCTCATAGTACGGGAATTGAAAAGGGATCTGAAGAGATCGGGGATTCGGCTCATAAAGTACCTAAAGACGACAGAAAGCGGATGGCTATCGCCGTCATGAGCCGTAAAATGGGAAAGAAAAAAACCTCGAAGATGTAGGTTGTTAGATGGTCACATACATGAAAGGTACTAGACGTGTCGAGGAGATGTTAGCTGAAATCCGTCAGCTCACATACCAAGAGACATACTCATACACTGAAGGATGGGACGATAATACATGTGTCGGTATCCTGAATATGGGTTTAAACCGTCTGTATGCGGCTATTACAGCTATCGATAACAATGCTACAGTTAATGAGATGGCGCTGGATGTCGTTGCAGGACAGATGTCATATGATATTCCTCAGGAAGTTCATATGGCTATTCGTTTCGTTGACGTACGCTATTATTATCAGCCTCAGCCCTGGGCTTTTGTCACACTGACCCAAGGGATGATTCAAGATCGATTCGGATATCCTACAAATATACCCGATACGTACTGTATCCGAGATGGTAAGCTTTTACTATCTCCTACCCCTGCTATTTCTAGTCAAAATTCTCTGGTTATCAACTATGAGAAGAGACTTCGTAGCTTAGATGTGCGTAGAGGAAAAGTGGGGTCTTTTGTTTCTGGTGCGATTACAGGTATCAGTCAGGCAAACCCTGCTGTCATTGATACTTCCCCATTCGATCATGGACGTATAACGGGTGATAAGGTCTATTTAAAAGATATTGGGGGAATGGTTAATCTCAATGATCAGATCTATACTGTCACAGCGCTCACTTCAACCACATTTTCTTTAGATGGAATCGATAGCACCGGATTTCCTGCATATACTTCCGGTGGGTCTTGGTTAGCATATCCTTTTGCTTGGAATTTATCGTTTACGGTTAACTCCCAGAAGGATGTGAATTTACAGGCTAATGCTAATAGCATCTTAGATAAGGTTGACTATTGTACTTTCGTAGATCGTAATGGTGTTTCGATTGTTTCTGCTATCCCTCTTTATGGATACAATACGTCTACAACGGTGTTGACTGCGGACAATCAATATATAATGACTCCAGCTCAGATAGCCGCTGTTCAGGATGTTATAGATACTGGAGCAACGGTCTATGTTGTTACTGGTGATTATGCCTCTAGTCACTCTGAATTAGATCGTCAGTGTGAGGATGCTCTCATAGAGTATGCTCGACTACAATTACTCAGACTTCAATCTGCTGCAGAGCCTACTGTTGTTCAACTGCAGGAAGAGGCTGAGGTCGTTACTCGTCTAGTAGGTGCCTATAGAAGACAGCGACCTACTACTTATCCGGTGATTTGGATCGAACGTATGAAGCCGAGATCGTGGCCTTTTGGCCGTAGAGGGATGTATTAATGGCTCCTAGAACATTTACTAAAGACGTTGGTAATCTACGGGGATTTTCTACAGATAGTCTATTCATCCGTCCTTCTAATGTAGCGGAAATCTCGCTAAACATAATGAGGGCTCCTGATGGGACTCTATCTCCTAGAAGAGGCTTCCAGTGTGAGATAGCTGCGATTGGTGGATTGGGTTTAGGAACCTATGATAATCCCATAATAAACGAGATTGAGTGTGTCACAATCAATCTGGATGGTCAGCTCTATAAGCGTATTCATAAGAAAATTTACCTCTATTATACGGATACGAGTGGGTTGGGTCGATATTTGACCTTTACCATTTTTACAGATCCTAGGTTTTTAAATACAATGCCGTGGGGATCTGCCTGGACATTTATGCCCTGGGGTTCACCCTCTGGAGAAAGCATTACGTCTCAGGTTACGCTTAATCGAGCGGCTCAGATTAATGGTGCTCAAAATAACGTCACCACTCTTAATGTAGATGCAGGACATGTTCTAAACATAGGGGATGTCGTTACATTCAATGATAAGAATGGACAGCTACAACAACGGACTTTGACCGCAACGGCAGCTACTACAATAACGATCTCTACTCCTGCAGTCTCTGTTCTGGATAACACTTACATTAATGAGTTTTTGGATATCCCATTCCGTAAGGGGTATGACGTAGGGTCTGCGTACTCTATAGCTACATATCTTCTAACATTGCCTACACTAACAGGTCTTACGGTCGCTGCGAATGGTTTGACAAGTTATCCTGCTGCTTTCCTGGATCTGGTAGAACCTATACAATTAGCTACGGGAAGCGTATTAGAGCTAGATTACTACTATTGGATTCCTGTCAACCGAACAGTACCTATATCGTTTTCTGGTTTATCGACTTCAGAAATACAAAATAGTCCAGATTTTGAAAATGCCTCTATGGCGACCTATGATGATGTGATCTATATCGCTGATGGCATTGATTATCCTCAGAAATATGATGGGCAAACTATATACCGAACAGGAATGCCTGTAGGCGATAGACCTATTACAGAAGATAATGTGGTTCCTGCTTATCTCCCATTCGCGATGAATGAAATATATGACTATGTAGTGACATATGAACAAGTAGATAATCTAGGACATATTGTAGAAGGTCCACCCTCTGAAAAAAGGCGTCATATTATATCTGCAGCAAATGCAGCTATTGATGTGACGATGGATAATCTACTTCCTAATTCAGGATGGAATACAGACAGTGCAGAAAAAAATGGCGCTATTGGTACTCCCTACGGTCCTGATGCTGATGGATTTTACTATACTACTGTAGCGGTCACCTCTGGGCATACACTCAAGATCGGAGATACTGCTTTCTACACAGATGAAGAGGCTGCTAAGGTTAATGGAGCTGGTGTAAGTGGAACAAATGTCATTCCAGTGGATGCTGGGCACGCTGTAGAGGAAGGGGACACCGTATTTTTTTATAATGATCCTGTCATTGGTTCATCCACTTATAGATACTCTAGACAGGTGTTGAAAACGTCTGCGACGACCGTTGTAGTGGATGGTCCAAATATTACCGTAGCTGATAATACGCCCATCTATGGCACGCAGCAGAATAAGGTTTTCGGGAATATTGCTATTATTGACGGTACTCAATCCAACGTTAATATTATAGTTGTACAAGCTGGACATACAGTGCAACTCAATGATTTTATACTTTTTGAAGATGCTTCCAATAGGCTTCAGGGGCGTAACGTTGTGGGTATTGGTGCTACTACGGTTACATTAGATGGTATTCCTGTATCAGTAGTCGATAATGAGCTGATGGTCACTGAGACAATGCGCTCTAATAGCATTCAACTTCAGCGATCCGCTGCCAATCCTATGACAATTACGGATGGACAGGTACTCTCTAATAATCTTCGTATCAACATTTATCGCACTAAAGAGAATCCTAATGACCTAAGCCCATTTTTCCTTGTAGGCACTATCTCAAATGATGCTATTACTGGAAGTGCGTCTCAGACGTTCTTAGATGACTTTGTAGATTTGGAGCTAGGACGAGAATATAATTTCCCTGTTGCTCTTCCTGAGTCTCCACCGATTAGCAAATATCTGACCGTGTTTGGTAACCAGTTGGTGTATGCTGGAGGAGAGAGGAACAATCCTGATGACTCAGATGTGGTATATTTCTCAGAGGCCGAGAACCCCGAAGCCGTTCCCCGTGCTACTAACTTTATTAATGTTCCTGCTGTTGACGATAATGTTTCGGGTGTGGGTGTAGCGGGAAGTACTCTGATCGTTTTCAAAAATCAGAGTATAGATGCTGTTACTGGAGACTTGCTTGTAGGGCCTTATCAGGTATCCCCTGTGGCTCCTGGTGCTAATATCGGCTGCGTAGCGCATGCTACAATAGCACGTGTAGGTTCTCTTCTTTACTTTTTGTCTCAGAGCGGTGTTTATGCGATCACTGAGAGCCAGTTATTCCCTACTGATCCATTCGGAGAGCCAATAGCTCTTTCGATAACAATCGAAAATATTTTCAGAGAAAACAGATTCTTACCTTATACGAAATTTGTCTATAAGCGTGCTGTAGCTGCTAATTATACCAAAGACCAGCAGTATGTTCTATTTCTTCCATGTGAAGATTCTCAGTCCACTATACGAGATGCAAACGCTAATTCTCGAATAATGACCTATGATTATCAGGGGAAAAACTGGTTTGAGTGGGATAATATGAATGCTGCGGGTGGCATTGTGGTTATTGATAACACTCTATATTTTCAGGAAAGGCGCTATTCCGGCGTTGTAGGTAATACAGCTAATTTTTACAGACAACATAGATTTTACCGACTGATAGACTATGCGGATCACACGGCCCCTCTAAGAACGGAATGGCGTTCTTCCTGGGAAGATATGGGTCTTCCCGCTGTACGTAAAATATTTAGTAGATGCATGCTTTACCTGGATCGTTATAGCAATCTGCAGCAGTTCAATAATCCTCAATTGAGTTTCTCATCATATCTAGATCGTATCGAAGGCCTTCAGAATACGATAGCAAATGTTACAACCGTAGATAACACTCGTAACGCTGCGTGGGGATACTCTCCTTGGGGCTGGGGTGTGTGGTCTGGTTATCAAGACAGTTTCATTCGAATCAACCTTAAGAGAGGTACAGTAGCTAAGTCTATTCAAGTTGGATTTACAACTGTTGGTATTAATATGGGGTATAAATTGGCTGGATTTCAGCTAGAAGCTATACCTGAGTTTAGAAAGACGGTGACTAGATGATCCGTAGACAGATATCGTCAGCTAATCGACAGGGGTTTGTCAAGCCACCACCACGCCTGACAAATAGACAAGGGATTGTTAAATATTTAGAAGCTGATCTATGGTCATGGCTAAGGGATATTTATGATGCAATATTTAACCTAACTCTGACGGGAAATTTAAAGTGTTTTACGGTCGATAATATCACCATTCCTGCCGGAGAAGAGGTTGCCATTGGTAATCAATTCGCTTTGCGTTTCCCTGGAGTTATCCCTACAGGACGTTTGATTATTAGGCAACAGGGCAATGCAAATATTATTGATGGAGATACGCCCTGGAATCAAACCAATCTATTTTTAAAGAACCCATCCGGCAACGATGCAATCGTCAGCGTGTTATTTTTTATTTAGAGGGTAGTTATGGTATTTGGAAAGATTAGAAATCGTCGCAAGAAACGCGAAGCGAGACACGCTAGAGAAGTCGAAGCTCTGGATCAGAAGGAAAAGGACGTCAATTATGAAAGGGAACGTGAATCTATAGAGGCTGCTCGTCAGCGTAGATTTGCAGAAGAAGGTGCTACGCCGGAAGACCGTTTAGCTAAAGATAGAGAGCGTCAAGATGCCGACAAAGTGGCTGCTCGTCAATATGCCGACGAACTATTAAATAGGGACGTGCAGGGTCTTTCTCCTCAGAGACGCCAACAAATGCTAGATGCAGGTCAATTCAATTTATCTAGGGATCTGCAAAATTCTCAAAGAAAGCTCGTTTCGGGTCAAGGCCGTATGGGTATGAGAGGTGGTATTGCATACGCACAGAGAGCTGATTTAGCTCGCATGGGGCAAGAAGCAAGAGCTGGTATTGAATCAGATGTAAATAGGCTAGATGCTGATATGGCGATGAAAAAACTAGCAGCTATGATCGCGATGGAGCAGGGCGAAAGAGGTCTTGCAGCTTCGGCTTATGATAGATCTAGAGCTGAAGTTACCGCAGAGGAGAATAGGCGTCAGAATCAGTTAGCTTTAGATATGTTACTTAGAAGGTATGGGGTGGGTTGATGTCAGATGTTTATTCTCCGGTTTTAAGACAATTAGCCAAGCTTGGCAGAAGGAATGTAGAAGAAGATGAAGAACTGCTTGATGAATCTCCATTGGATATCGGTGCATTGGACTTATCTGGATTGCGTCAGCCTAACAATGATCCTATACCTGACATAGAGAATGGTGGATCTATACCTCAGAGATACGATGTAAGGGCTAATTCTGTCATGATGCCTGTAGATCCTGAAACGATGCAGCCAATTGGACAGGAATCTCAGCAATCTGAAGGGTTTAATTCTATACCTAAGGATACATATAGAAGTTTGGGTAGAAATATACCTAAGTACGGGGGAGAAGGTCCTGAGGCTTATAAGAAGTCCTATGATGAGGCGATGTCTTTACCTCCAAACTATGATGTTGCAAATGTAGAACCGCCCCTTAATTCAGTACCTAAAAGGCCTGATTTTCCTCAAACGTATAAATATATGGGGAAAGAAATTCCTCGATTCGGGGGGCAAGAAGTTGATGCAAACCAACAGAATGACCGTAATGCTGCGATAGAAGGTGCTGATCCTGTTCCTGCAGATATCGTGTATGGTTCTACTGATAAAGTAGCTAGTTCTCCCGAACTTAAGATGCAGTTCGAGACAATTACTGGAATGCCGATGACAGACGAAATGACACAGGCAACAAAGGCTTACGAGCAGCTACTTTCGGATATAGAAGATCCTATGAATACTCTTTCTGGCGAATATGACGAACAGATGGAAGCTGCTAAAAACCGCATATTGGCAAATCAACCTACCGACATGGATAAATTCTATGTAGGTCTAGCTCTTCTTATGCCTGCAATACTAGGGGGTGCTTTTGGTAAGGAAGTTGGTCTAGCATCCCTGGGGGGAGGTCTACAGGGATTTGCTAAGGGGATAGAGGGTAGGCAAAAGGCTATCTCTACAGAATCTGACAGACTAGCTGACATAACTAATAAGAAAGCTGTTCTCAAAACGAAACAGGGTGAGTTACAGATTGAGAAAATGAAAGTCCCTGAGTCTATTCGAAAATCTTTTCCAGATGAAAGTGCTCATCTTAAAGGTCTGCGGAAAACAACGCTTAAAGATCCTAAGACAGGAGAAGACACTAACGTTATTGAGTTAAAGCCGTCTCTAGTCATACCTGAGCAATATGTAGCTAATAAGCATAGTCTAGAAGCTGCTCAGAAGACAGCAACAGATATTGCAGAAATGCGTGGATCTACCTTGGAGTTTGCTAATACAGCTAAAGAATTTACAGATCTTCTGAGTAAGGTACAGGATAAAGACTTACTAGGCCGGATTATGGAAAGCATTGCTCTTAAGAAAGCCCCTTCCTTTGCTGTAAGTCAAGTTAAGAAAGTAGAGCACAAAGGTAAGATGATCAATCCCTATCTGGAGATTGTCCAGCTATCTAAGAAGATGGAAGACCAGTATCGAAGACAAAATAATATTAGAGCTTCTTTGGTAGGTTCCGATGTATCGGATAAACTTACACCAAATATTTTTGAAGCTGCCATCACTCCTGAAGATGCTATAGATGCTGTTATCAATTTAGACCAGCTTATGGGAGAGCGTTTCCTATCTGCTGCTGAGGCTCAAGGATTTTATAGAGAACCTTTAGAGTCTGATCTAGGTAAGATAAGAAGAGATATGTATCAGACGTTGAATAAGGCTAGTGAGAAGAAAGAGTCAGGGAAAGGTCTTGCAGAAAGGAGGTACAAAGGTGCCAAATAAAAGCATGTTTGAGGCTCTTAGAAAAGGTGAAGCTGTTGAGTGGGAACCTGGAGTATACGCCCGAGTCAACCCCGAAACACGTAAACTACAAACCTCTTCTGGTAAAAACCTGGAGATTCCTGATAATTTCCGAGCCGAGCTTTTCCCTGATGAAAAATCATTGCCTATGATTGAGTCGAGAGAGAAGGTTCAATCTAGCATAGCTAGTAGTCCATTTGGGGAGTTTGGGCACCAGTTCGGTACACAAGGGATTCCTGGTGCTGCTAAAGATTGGATTAATTTTTTTACGCAATCGGGTGAGGATTATATTGCTCAGAAGTCTGCGGAACAACATGAAAGCAGTTTTATATCGGAGAATAGCCCTTGGACGTCTGCAGCGGCTACGGGAGCTAATATTGGACTAGACTTAGCTCTTACTAGGGGGATGAGCGGAGTGACGGCTGTGCCTGGTCTAATCGCTGCGCAGGCAGGCCCTAGAATATTGGAAGAGCCTGGACAAGTCGCCACAGAAGCTCTTACAGGAGCCGCTGCGGGTTGGGGGGTAGATAAGGCGGCTAACTTTATATCTAAGACAGCAGCTCGTAGAGCTGCTTCTAGGCAAGTAGCTCAAGAAACTCCCCTGGTCCGAGAAATAAATGAAAGAGGGGCGCAACGAACTGCTGCAGAAAATGCTCAGAGCAAAGCTGATTACTCACTCTTAAAATCTGAGATAAACAATAAAAATATTCAGTCTGTGAATCAGCATAAACAGGATCTTTCTAAGTGGAAAGGCGACATTCTATCTGCTGATGCCAAGCATACTAAAGATCTGAAAGATTTTGAGGCTTATCAAAAGAAGGTTAAGAAGGATTACTCAGATGAGGTGGTTCGTCAGGCTGAAAGAATCGGGAATAGATTTCCTCAGGGATCTAAAGTCATATCTGATTCATTCGGCTCTTCTAACTGGATTGAACAAGAGATAGCGAGAACTGGTCTTATTGCATCTCCTGAGGGGAAGAAGGCTGCAGGGATCATTAAAAACATATTCCCTGAAGGGGAGTTTATGACTCCTCAACAGATCGTTAAAGGATATCGATCTCTAGAAAATCAGGTTTTGACATCTGAGCCAGAGGTTTCCAATCTGCTTTTGAAATGGAAAGAACATCTGTCACAAACGATGCCTAAAGTTTTAGGGGAGATAAAAGCATTCAAGACGCTTGTTCCAAAAATAGAGAAAGACATTCTAGATTCTGTGGATAAGATCCTCGTTAAGATGAAGGATTTTAAGCATCCCACGCTTGTGCCCGCAAATGAGTCGAAGGCTCTTATAGAGAATTCGATTAAATCTTATTTTAGATTGATGGATCATCAAGGTGTTTTGGAAAAGGTCCAAAGTGGAAAAATCTTAGATGACATCCTTTCTGGATTTATGTTGCAGCCTGGTGATTTTAGCATCTACAAAACAAACAAAATTAAAAATCCTGGTAAGTTAAATTCCAAAATTCTTAATTTTGATACCATGTCCGCTGAGGCTAACAGGTTTTATCGTACATTTATGCAGGAGCTAAAGGAGTCTGTTCAGCCTAAATTTTCAGATTACTCTATCAAAGCCTCTGAAATTTTATATGATGCAGAAAAGGGATTAGGTGCAGCTCCAAGGAAAACTTTGGGGGCAGGGCCTGATATACCACCATTAGCTTCCCCTTCTTATCCTCCGCAGCCTAATGCGCCTACTCCATTACAACCCCCCGCTCCTCCTATGCCAAATTCATATCAACCTATTCCTGAGCCGACTCTTTCTCCTGCGGGGAATTTTTCTGAAAAACTGGGGGATAGATTTGAACAACCACTCTTGAAGGGTTCTATGACTGACAACCTGACTAAACTAGCGTTTCTTAAAATGTTGGGTGGCCCTGCTACACATGCCGCTGAAGGCGCTGCAGCCGGAGGTTACATGGGATTAAAAGCTTTGACGAATCCTAATATACCTGGAGCTGCCATGACTCAAAAAGGTGGCCTTGCTGCTATTGATGCAATGGGTCAGAAGTATTATTCTTATCACAACGGAATCCTAGATGACCCTGCAGAGAGAAGATCTTTTGTAAGAGAAATAGAAGATGACCCTGAACTCACACTAGAGGACAAGGCCATCTTGCAAAGTAAAATTAATAGAGGTAAGAGCGTTTTCAGTCCTACTGTTTAAAAGTCCTGGATATGGTGGAGTTTAAGCCACCACAAGGCCATACCAGCAGCGTCTATGATATGTTCTAGAAGCTTCTCAGATTTTATCTTCCTGTTAAGATGCCAATTCGAGACATCTCCAAGTTCTTCTAAAATCAAATCTCTAGTTTTATCCTTCTTTCTAGACTTATTCCATTCCTGGGGATACGTCAGAAAGCTTTTATGCGATCCGAAAATAACTACGGAGGCACCGGAAATATGAGCTACAGGCAGCAATCCACTCGAAGGGAATTTTGGATTAAAAATGGCAGGGGGGGACTCTATAATTACTTGGTGAGCATTTTGGTAATCTGCGGTTTTTTCGCACTCTACGCTCAGCAGGTCTATCATCTGTAAGATAGCGTCTTTTCCCTTAATGGTCGCCGGAACTGTTATTGTTTGACAATGACTGACTCTAATCGGCTCCCCCTCATCGTATGAGAGGATAGCCATGCCTGTAGATCTAAGAGAAGGATCTATTCCCAAAACTCTTACAGTCATTAGAATATTTCCTCGTTGTACTCTTCATGACTGATTGACTGAGGTTGAGTTTTTTTTACTATTAGAGTGATAAGAGACGGGCGTAAACTTAGCCCAACTTCCGAGCTACCCTTTTTAGTGTATCGGATAATGTCAAAGTCAATCATTACCTCAGATCCCATAGGTAAGTCTTCGTGGCTACTATAAGGGCTTAACTCTTCCCCGATTCTCTGCACAACCACAATGGGCTTTTTATCGTTAAATTTGAGAAGGCAGAGACCTGTATTTACGAATCCCCCATCATTTTTAGTGATGTCTGCTTTTAGTACTGTTTGAGCACTATTTTCGCGTTTTTCAATCGATGAAATAGTTTTAATGAATTCGGCGTCTGCTTCTGGATCTACTAAGCATGTGATGCTATATCTAGGGATTTGAGGGGAATTCGGATAGTAGAAAGGCTTCTGATTGTTACAGAATTTAGCCCTTAGAATTGGCGTACGAAGCCCTTGAACTACTACAGATGTTAGGGCTTTGCCCGCTACTGGTGCTTGATACATATTAACCTCAAATAATTTCGACGTAGATTTTGATTTTTGCTTCTCTGATTGCTGTCAGAGTTTGGGTGTAGTCGGGGTCGCTAGCTACGGCGAGGAATTGAGGGATTCTTACAGCGTTTATGCCGTATTTTTCTAATCCGGCCATGATTGACTTACACATAGATTCGCGTATGTCAAATTTGTTTTGATTGGGGTTCTGACTCCAAAAATCCTTTGCTTTTTTCATCAGAGGGGATAGATCGACAATTTTTTCTTCTGTGAAGTCCATCGGTTCCTCAGTGTTTTTTTTGTATTGTTGTGCTGTTATTTTCCCCGAACAGATATCCCTATACGGGCATTTGCCGTATGTGTATTGGCAGGTGTTGCATTTGCTATGTATGTTGAGAGCGAGAGATTCCCAGTCGTCTAGATCGATTAGAAACCCTTCCATTTTCTTTATTTCGTATAGCAAGTTGTCTAGCAAAAGTTCGGCGCATGCCGCATGTGTATAAGCCCCTATGGCTCTGACTTTATCTGTGGATTTATCTATCTGGTTGTGCCATACATGGCAGATGCTCGATTGCGTTTTCCTGCCTATATAGGCCGCATAAACGGCTAGCTGAATGTCATATGCTAGCTCATGTTCTTTGAGCGCCCATTGAGCGTTTTTGAACGTTTTATGATCGATTATGTAGATTTCTCCGTTTTGGATAGTCCAGAAATCGATAATTCCTTTGATCGGTGGGTATTCTTCAAAGAACTGATAGACGAAAGATTCTTCTATTCCATGCTCATAAAGTTCCCAGCATGGGCATACGTGGTTAACTTCATCCGCTGCATCCTGCGCGACAAGATACATATCTAGATCTAGATCGGGGATGCGTGTATTTTTTAGCAGATGCTCAATATAGCTATGGATTTTTTTCCCATATGCTAGTGCCTGCGTTTCTTCCTGAGGTAATTTTAGGATATAAGAGAAGTACCAGAACACCGGATTTCTCTGGAAGGCCTTGATTTGGGAAATGGATAGATGCGGGATCTGGAATTTTTTAAATATATTCATCGGCTACACAAACGGATGCGTTTTTAGCGCACCCGTTGAAATCAATCGTAGCCAAGACTATTGCAAGTTAATGACTGGAAGTCAAATTTAGTTTTCTATCACCTTTTTCTTTCTTCCACGTTTGACCGATTCCTGATTGTTAGACTCTTTTTCTTGTTCGCGGTCAGTTTCTTTTTCTATTTCTTGTTTCACGTGTTCTTTGGTCTGTTCGTGCAACCCAATAAGATATTGGCTGATGCTGCAATTTCTCTCCACGCAGATATTTTCTATTTCTACGTGTTGATTTTTTGAGCACTCTACGAGTAGTTGTGTTTCTGGCATTATTCGTTTCCCTTGATTTCGTGTGATTGGTCCTTTGCTAACTCGCAAGGCATGATTTGCTTCATTATCAAAACTGTTTTAATGATAGAAACGTCTTTTTCGATTTTATTGAATCCATCATTCATTTTTTCGTTTAAATTCCAGAAGCAAAGGGCGAACATACTTAAAATTGTGATCGTATCGGCATGTTCCTTTAGCCAATTTCTATGCCTATTCTCATTTTTCATTTAATTTTTGCCTTTTTGGATTTGTATGAGTTGGGTATGAAAGTCCCGCATTTCCATTTCTATGTTTCGGCTCACCTGAAGTAGGTCCTTTCGGTCCTCTTTTGCATCCGTTCTTAGCGAATTAGCTTCACCTCTTACCCAAAACATCATAGATAAGACTACGCCGATTATTGCAATACCCGTTCCTACGATTGCTATAATTAAAGCTAAAAATTCAGTTTCCATTGGTGGCCTCAATCGTTAATTGGTTCAAACCTAATTCTATCATTTTGTCTAATTCCCTCTCGACGTGTTCTGAAAATGGGCTATAAAAAATCCTGTCCTTTATCACTGTCTGTAAGTCACATCTTTTTTCCAGAGCCTCTAGACAAAATCTTTCATAGTCAACGTCTGAAATGTTAAGTATCAGTTTTTTCATTCATAACTCCATTTTTTAGCATATTCCAGTAGCTCATTGCGGGGGCTTTGGATGAAAAATTTGAAGGTTCTATTTCATTGCCATTTACTAAGATTTTTATCTTAAATCTAAGTCCGTATCTGTAGAGGACGAAGCATACTACAACGCCTGAATCGTCCTTTAACGTTATTCTATCTACCTCTTGTAAGTCTGCCATATGTTTAGCTCCTTTTTCTTTTTAAGTGATTTTCCCATGCGTTTTTGTTGAATTCTATAGCGTAGCTCTTTTTTGATTCATTCCCTTTGAAGATGATAAGAGAGTTTTTGTTTTCATGAAAAGCGTTTATTATATCCATTTCTTCTAGTCTTTCTAGAACTTTGTAGTCTGGGAATATTGAGCAAATGTCATCTACGTAGCATTCAACAAAGTATAGGAGGTCGTCTCCCTGTTGGTCAATAATTGCAAGGAAGTCTTTTTCTAGCTCTGTTTTTGTCGTTTCTACGCTGTCACCTTTTCTAAAATAAAACTCAAAAGCTTCAGAGCCATAAATAGTGCAGATTTCGTAAGCTTTTTCTGTCTCTTGTTGAGTTACGCCTATATAATTTAGCCATTCGTAAAAGTCTTCATCTTTTTTTATTTCAAACATTTGTGATATTCCTTTATCTTTTTCTGTACTTCTCTTAATTCTGATAGCTTCCATTCTTCTTTTTCGCAATGTTCCAGAGAAGCTTGAAGACTCTCCCATAAGGGGAGAGCCTTTATTTTTTCTAGAAATTCATGAATAAATTCGTTTTTCTGGTTATTCATCACGCTGCCTTTACTAGCTCTGCCATTTTTTCGGTTAAATTCCAAAGAGCTTTGTTAATGCGGGAATTTTCAGATACTGAATTAACAGCCCTAGTGCTACCACGCCTACGGGATTCAGAATCGTAATATCTTACCCCGCCACGGATCAAATGTTCCTGTACTGTGTTAAACGTGGTCCAAAGATCATCTCCGATATCGGCATATCTTCTAGGATTCAATAGCCTGTCTGGTAGAATATTTGGCTCTGTAATGTCCCACTTCAAAAGTTTAGCGGATTCCGCATAAGCTTGCTTTTGTTGTTGATTGAGATTAATTGACTTCCACTCCCCTGCTATCTGAATAGCGTGAGGCATTATTTCAATAATTTCTCCGGCAGATTCTACAACTTTTTCAACAACATCGCCTTGGTGTCTAATTTTTCTATGGAATAGGTCGTTTCCGACTACGAGTCCGTTTGAACAGACTAGGCGATAAATCCCCGCTCTGAGTTGATATGACGAGGTTCCGTCATGGCTATTGATCATGACAATCTCCGGCACGTTCCCTCCAACTGCAACCATTCCCTCTCGCCTAAATCGGATTGAGTGTTTCGCGAAAGGCTTATTGTCGGCATTTCGGCAACGGCTTTCCTTCGCCTCTACGGGATAAAACCCTTCTTTGCTTAGTCCTCTGATACACTCAATTGTCGGAATAACGGCGTATTTGCTTGAAGTCTTTTCGTGTGGTGAAACGGAAAAAACGCTAGGCGTTAGGGTTTTTAATTGATCTTCTGTTATAATTTTCATTGTGCATATCCTTTGGGGGCGTTTAAGTGCTAGCTTTTCGCCCTCTTTTTTTTTGGTTCAAGGTTCATAGCTGCCCCTCATAAACTGAGGGACAGATTGATACTTAAACATTTAAAGATTCTTTAGGTAAAATTTCTAGCGGTGTCACAAACATTTGATCTATAATAATAGAGTGACCTTCAAAGATTTCTCTGGTAGCGGGTGTTAAGGATATTCCGCTAACAATTTCAAATATTTTGCACTGGTTTTTTAATTCTAATAATTCAATTTCCAAGTTTTTAACCGCTTGCTCTTTGGTATCTCCAACACGGCTCAAAAGGCTTCTATCTACTTTGCGCTTGCCTTTTAAAATTCTTTGTACTCTTACCGTTGCTCTTACTATTTCTTGTTTCATTTTTTTCCCTATATAAAATAAAGTTCATTATTTATTTCTAATGCTATTGTCTCTTGCGAAAGATCTTTTTTCATTTTTTCGCAAAATTCATATATTAAGTCTATTTTTTGCGATATCCCTTCTGAAGTTGTGTAAGCTATTACTAAAGTAACACGTTCTTTGACTAGCCCTTTTTCCATTGAGAGCCAAGCCCCTAGCGCTTGTGTAGCCGTTGCGCCACCGAATTCCTGAGCAAGTAGTTTCATGGAAGCGTCGACCCATTGAGAAGTGTCGGCTGTCTCATTTACATTAGAAGTGCTAGGCACGTATATTTTTACGCTGCATCCTAGCTTTATACAATTTTTTAGAGCTTTCATTAGGATTCCTTGGGTTAATGGTTTACCGTAGCCCTCCAATTTCTTGAAGGGCTGCCGTAACTCTTTAACTGTATTGCTCTCTCTCGACCGCCTCAAAGTCCTCTAAGATAATCACAAAACAGCCCTCATAAATTACGTAGTATGTTGTATTGTGTCTATACACTCTTAATGCGTATTTTTTGTATTCTATAATGTATTTGGTAATTTCCGCCCCGCCATAGTTACCTATTTCACTTTCTCCGTATGGCCATTCGATTAACTTGTAAAGCGCTAGTCGATTATCGTTCATTACTTGCTTTCCTTTGGGTTACTGTTTATGCTTAAATAATACCACAAATACAGATATTACGCAATAGGTAATCATTACTTTTACGCGTATATCGGGGTGTCAAGTAAAGAATCTATCATACCCACCCTACAAAGCTTGTGAGGGCATAGGCTCATGGTATGGTGTGAGGGTGTCAAGTAAAGAATCTATCATACCCACCCTACAAAGCTTGTGAG